CATTCTTCTCAGATTGAGTAGGAATCTTCTGTGGAACGCGATTGGCAGAATACTTTGTTTCTGAAAAAATCGGACTCGCTGGAGCAACATAGTGGTTTCTCCTTAGCAATTCATATGCTACGAAAATAAACAATACACCTAAAATCGGACTTCTATATACGAATAAACTGACTGTTACTATAAAAAGAATTAGCATTCCGATAGGAGAATCTAACACAGGAACAAACCATTGAGGTGTTGAAACTGGGAATACGATATAAACGACGAATAGAACGAGAAGAATAATATCGAATACATCGAACTTCTTTAATTGTGAAATGTTCATCATAACTCAATATTAAATATACTATACGATTACATTTTCAAACGCTGGGACAATTCCGGAATTGTCCCAATCATCAATAGGGACGTAACCATATATCCATATCTTCCATCTTCTCCAAAAACGGTTCTGGTAATGCAGGACTCAATAATTGTGCAATAAACGTCCATTTCAATAACACGAATGAAAAAAACAAGATGCTAAATATTGCTAAAACTATAAATACAGTCTTTAGTTCCATTTACTATTCTATAGGTAGTATGCCTACAAAACTCCTTTTAGGACAATTCTGGAGAGAGGACGAACGAGCGTAGGCATAATGTCCCAGAATCAAACTATAATCAAAAAACATAAAGCAAAATGCATAAAGACATATACCATCACCATCTTCTCGCTAAAAAGAAAATATCCGTATTAATCTATTAACAAATGAATCGACAAAAACGTTCTTCCGGTCCCAAATTTAAATGGCAACCCGCAAAACCGAATAAACCAATACAAAGTCAATCTACAAATACGCCTTCAACTGCGGTAAAAAATGTCCAACCGTCATTTCCACAAACACTAAATACTTATCTGGGACCGAGAGGTTATACCATTTCTAAGACAGAATTGTCCGAACAGCAAGTGCAGCATTTAAGAAAAACACTGACAGTTAAACCGGTTGCCGGTGGTGCTGCATATGGTGCAGTAGATACGATAGAATATCCGATTTACCGCGAATCCAGCAATAAAATATACTTGCCGCGATTCTACGGCAAAACAGTATTCGGAGAGGTAAAACGTATGGCAATCCATCCTGGCGATGATATTGGTATCGAATTTGCAGGGTCATTGAGACCAATTCAACAACCCGTTGTCGAAGCATATGTCAATGCGGTCAATGGTGAATTTGGCGGCGGCGGACTTCTCGAATTACCGTGCGCATTCGGAAAAACAGTATTGTCGCTCAATATTATTGCGAGGTTGAAGAAGAAAACACTCGTAATCGTGAACAAGGAATTTCTACTAAATCAATGGGTAGAGAGGATATTGCAGTTTTTGCCTACCGCTAAAGTTGGACGTATTCAAGGACCCGAAATCGATATTGACGGCAAAGATATTGTCATCGGAATGTTGCAGTCGATTTCGATGAAGGATTACGACCCGTCCGTGTTCGCGAGTTTCGGTCTTACCATAATAGACGAAGTCCACCATATATCGAGCGAAGTATTCTCACGTGCGCTTTTCAAAATTGTTTCGAAATATATGCTCGGACTCTCGGCAACTATGGAGAGGAAAGATGGAACCACTTATGTATTCAAACAATTTTTAGGCGAAGTTGTTTTTAAGGGAGAACGAGAGGAAGAACATAATGTGGAAGTGCGTGCCATAGAGTATGTGAGCAAAGACCCGGAATTCAATAAGGTCGAATGCGATTTTCGCGGAAATCCGAAATACAGCACAATGATTGTGAAATTATGTGAATACGGAGACCGAAGTGACTTTATTGTCCGAGTTGTGCGCGATTTAGTAAAAGAACAACCCGGCGCACAGATTATGATTTTAGCACACAATCGGTCTCTTCTCACTTATTTGCATGATTCGATTGTGCATCAAGGATTTGCTACAGTTGGTTATTATGTGGGTGGAATGCGAGAAGAGGCGTTGAAGTCGACGGAAGAACGGCAAGTCGTAGTAGCAACGTATGCAATGGCCGCAGAAGCACTCGATATTAAAACGCTAAATAGTCTTGTAATGGTAACTCCAAAGACGGATATTGTGCAATCGGTCGGGCGTATTTTACGCGAGAAACACGATAAACCTCTTGTAGTAGATATCGTGGACAAACACGATGTCTTCCAAAATCAATGGACAAAACGCCGCAGGTATTATAAGAAATGCGAGTATACCATCAAAATGATAGATAGCGTTCGGTATAAAGGATTTGATGCAAATTCTATGCTGGAATGGAAACTGGTTTATAAGAATGCGAAATCCAATGCAGTGAAATGTAAAGGGGATTCATCTGATGGGGAAGAATCGGACGATGCGGAAGAAGAAAGTAAAAAACGGGCGAAAGTGCCGAGTAAATGCATGGTGGTTTTCAACGACGAAGAATGCATAGAAGATTAGCGTCTGGACATTATAAACGGATGGTAGTACTAAATATCGGAGTCAATTCTTTGTCGTGTGTAATAATCAAAATCGCATTCTTCCTCTCACTATAGTCTTTTATTAATCGTATGAGTTCTTGTTTCAAAGCAGAATCCAATGCATTGGTGGGTTCATCCAATATGAGCACTTTCGAAGGATTGATGAGTCCTCCTATAATATTCACCACTTGTCTTTGTCCGCCCGAAAGATTTTCCCCTAAATTACCGGATTTCTTGTTTTCAATATCGACGTTTTTGAAGAGTTCACGTATTTTCGGGTATGTAAGAATATGCCGGAGTTCTGCCGAGCAAGACTCGGGATGCAAACACCCGTACATCATGTTTTCTGCAACCACGCGGTCGAACAATTTGCCATTTTGACTCACATAAGTGATATTCTCGCGGATATAGTCCGGCGATATATCATCGATATTCACACCGTCAATATAAACCTTTCCATCTTTCACGGAATGCATCTTTAAGAGGATTTTCATAATGGTAGTCTTACCTTTTCCAGACAGTCCAGTTATACCAATAATATCATGATTGCGGGTATTAAATGTGATGGACACACCGGAAACTACGTCTGTTTCACTCGATTTATATCGGAATGCAATATTATCGAATTCGATTTTGTGGAAAGGCAATTCTATCTTCTCGAAATCGCGGTTTACTTTCTGCAATGTGATATCTTTGAAGTGTTTCAATACCGTATTTGTTCTTCCTACGAATTCCACGCAATCCGATATTGTATAAACAACTCCTAACATCTTATCGCGATAAAGCACCAACATTGTCATTGCAGTTAAGAAGTACGTTATCGATATATCCTTTTTATAAAACAGTTGAATAATATACCATAATAATACTGCGACCAATATAGATACGATTGTATTGATATATAAACCGCATTTTTCAGTAGTTGACTGGAATTCGAGTGCTTTATCAAATGCGTCTTTCGATTTATCTTCAAATATACGCGATTCATATTCGGTTTGTCCTCTGTAAATGATTTTGTCGAAATTATGTAGAATTTCGAGAAGACGCGCTTCATTATCATATTCGACATCTACAGCGCAACTGTTCTTCTCAAACATTATATTCCAGTTAAATGCTACAATAGACGCCATTAATAGGTTTCCGAATAAAAATATGAATCCCAATTCAATACGGGTAATCAATAAGAATGCGGCGACAATTAAAACGAAACTGACATCCGGCAATATTATACTAAATATTGTATTAAAAAGCATAAAACAGATAGATGCGGTCCTGTTTATAGGGGAACTTATTCGCGGGTAATTAATCTCATCCATATTCTCCTTGTTGGATTCCAACAGCAAGTTCAACATATTGTATCTTAACCATTGACGCATTTTTGTGAGAAGTGTGTTCTGTAGACTTTTGTAGATGTAACTCACAACGAGGAACAATGCAAATGCAATGCATAAATAATAGAAAACCAGTATAGTACGCGATTTGTCCATTTTCTCTACGGATTGTACAATTTCTGCTGTGATACGGGATATTCCGTGTGCTTGTATTCCATTCACCACAAGAGAAAGAATAACGAGCGTAATTGCGGTTAACTTCTCTTCGCTAAAATAAGACATTAACAGCTGAATAATTATATTTGGTTCTGATTCAGACATTTAATACTATAGATACAATTCCACACTATATATTTTGCAATTATAATGAAAAATATATAGAATAATATGGGAGGTTAGAGACAATAATATTGCACCCGTTAATGACTGCGGCGATTCTTCGATTTTCTTTTACGTGATTTTTTTCCACCAGTGGTCTTCTCTGTATCCGGTTTAGATTTATTTGTACTAAATGGATTGATACTGTCAATCACTTTGGAAAGCGTACTTTGGGGTTTTGGTTCTGATGTGGGTCCTTCTGATGCTTGTGCAGGTTCTGATTCTGATGATTGTGCAGGTTCTGATTCTGATGCTTGTGCAGATTCCGATGCTGATGCTTGTGCAGGTTCTGATTCTGATGCTTCTGTGTTTTCTTCCGATGATGGTTGGGCAGATTCCGATGCTGATGCTTCTGTGGTTTCTTCCGATGATGGTTGGGCAGGTTCAACATACGCTTGTTCAGGTTCTGGTGTTGATTCGACTGGTTTTGTTTCATCTTGAGTGGGTTCGACCGTGGATGGTCCTTCATACGGTATTAGACTCTGTTCTTTCTTGGATTGTTTTTTATGGTGCTTTCGTGTTTTAAATTTTTTATCTAAGAATTGTTTCAATGTGGGGACCTTACATTTCTTCTGTTTTTGAATTCTGGCAACTTCTCGTTTGTATTCCATCAAAATCTCCTTTTCTACGCGTTTAATGCCCGATTTCTTATTCCTGCTCTTTTTACTTACCCGACGGTTATATTTTGCAATCATTTTTAATTCATCGCGTTTTGTATTGTTAAATAAAGGACTATAGTAACTTTTATCAAAACCCTTGCGTTTTTCTGGTGCAAAATTCATTATATGTAATTATTAGATATTTATCGTCTATTTGATGACTTAACTGCAGTGAGTTTTTCAATATGTATAATCCTCTCGTCTTTTCTAGTTAAACGTACGGGTATCCATTTCTTATGTTTTTGGTTGAAAACGCACTCAATTGGAGAGACTAAATCGAGACGGACGTGTTTATTAATATCCGTATTCTCAAATACAGATTCGTCTTCACTTTCTTCTGCTAAATCCAAGTTGTCATTTTCCCGTATGCGTCTAAATATTTTATTCATAAACACACTTGTCTTGTAGGACTGTATACCCGCCAATCCGCAATATACTGCCACCCCAATTCCACCATACGCATACAAATGATATAGATCCAATTGCGGGTCGGCAGTGATGTTAAACACCGCGGGATATTTGTACGCAGGTTTTGTGAAATCGAATGTCGGAATTGGATTCATAATTGCCGCAGCGGTCATTTTCTGTGCAACCGTAGCAGAAGATACTGGTGCCACTATAGACGATGGTCCTACCCCGCGTTTTGGTATAGCAACATTTACATATGGCGAAACCCGGCGCACTTCTCGATATTGAATATGATGTGGCGTGTAACCAGATTTCGCTGCAATATCTGCTGGAATAATATGCGTTTGCTCTTTTCCAGCTTCAACATACCACATCATAGGCAATGCAATGGTCGTATCGCGTATCTTCTCGACATACTCATTCAGAAACCCTATTTTGTCTCCGAAACACAGATTCGTCAATTTGTTACCGCAATAGTAATAAATATCTTCTGCTATGAAGACCTTGATGGGTGATGACGGCGCTTCATAGATAGTTCCGTAAATGACTGTGCCTAGACATAAATTGCCATAGAAACTGGATGGTCGAGGATCTACCGCGCAAATCTGTTTTTCTTTATCGAGTCCAATTAAATAACATACATTTTCGGACCCGCCTTGCTTATACGTATACCACATGAAATGCTTCTTTCCGAGAGATATTGAAACTGCAACAGAATCGGATGGGCAAACTTTCTTATGGGAAACTGTTTCATAGGAAAGTTCGAATTTGGGAAATCGCTTTAATAACGCATCATATTGTGTAAGAGAATTCATTGTGTTTTTTTGCTAAATGGAAAATCAATTAGTATATTTTATCTGGTTTTATTTATGTCATTTTATGCAATCAATTTTTCCATTTTATTGTCTGGATATTATTGTCCCGAACGACCGTAGAGTGTTTCGTAGGTAGAATGGACGTATTATAGTATAAATTTTACTCTTTCGACTTTGTCTAATTCACCGGGATATCCTTCTGCCAAGAAATCGCGCAATTTCTTCTGCGACTTTTCTTGACTGTAGTTGTCGCTCCACCATTTTCTCGGAGAGACAGACGCAGGTTTGTTGAGAAGACGATTCAAGGCAGTTTTCACATCTTTTTCGTCGTTGAACAGTTCGCCAGTATGGTAATTAATATACTTGAATCCGCACATAATATTGCGATTCATAAGGACTTGCAGATTTTTCGTGAGACATTCTGCGACGACGCGCGGAGAAGCATCGTATATATTCGGCACAAACAGAAATTTTGCTTCTCGCATTTTCTGTTGAAGAACATGCCAATCCAACCATCCGATTACCTCTAAATAGTCTCCGTATTCCTTTTCCAGACCACAATTCTCTCTTCCGACAATCAGTCCTTTCAATCCGAGTTCGAAACACATGATCGGAAAACACTCCTTTGCTAATTCGAAATTGCGGTTGAATGCGTTCCATCCGTCGAGAGGACAATTATCCGAGTCTTTATTGCAAATATAAATGAAATCGTATTTTTTCGGAATTGACGCAAGTTCTGTTTCGTCCTCTGCATTGTAGAAGTCGGATTCGCTTATATCGGCGAGACGGTTCGTTTTTGTGAATCCATATTCTTCTGCACTACGGAAACAGCATAACCAATCGCGTATTTTACCAGTATAGTCGAATGTATCTTTGCGTTCATATTCGCCCTCCGTCGAATCCATTTTGTCGCGGTTCGGAAACGATTTATATGCAGTAATGCCGAATACGTGGACGCCGTTTTTCACATATTCATTGTATCTATCCTCTGCCGCCTTTTCGCGGAAAAACCCGGTTACTGCCACAAATGGTAATACTCTGTCGTCTTTGTCTGTAAAATATCGAAACGGAAACATACGATTTTCCTTCTCCTTAAACCTCTGGACGTATTCGTCGCGGTCTTTTGCTTCCATACCCTCTCTTCCTCTCAATCGGATTCCAAAAAAAGGATGGAATAAGCAAATCAATATGATAAAAATCAATAGCAAAATAATGTAAATGCGCCTCATTTATATTATGAGTGGATTTGATAAAATTGAACGACTTTTTATTCATAAATATTCAGTAACAACTAACCTCTAAAACTCATTCTAAACCCACTCATTTATCTACGTTTTAACTTACAATCATGTCGAAGTCATTTCATGCATATTTCGAACACAATAATGATAAAATAAAATTGGCACAATCCAAACTCGAATGTTACAAAGATGAATTGGAAAAACCAGGTAAAATCACTAAAAAAAAAGAAAAAGTAGAAAAACAAATAGCGAAAATGGAAGAAACGATTACGCAACTAGAGTTTCTTGCTGGTAATCCAGATGAGCTGGTCAATACATATTTGCAATCTCTACCAATAAATCGAAAAAGTATTTGTCTTGAAGATATGTTTGAGATGCATTCTATCACAAAGATTCCGGATTTATCGCGATTTAGTGATCTCCAAGTGTTGCGTTTGTCGAATAATCGTCGCCTCTCATCGGGGTTTGACCGATTACCGACGACGCTAAAAGAACTCTACTGTCACAAAACCGATATACCAAACGAAGATACCGCGTGGATACTGCGTCTTGTGAATTTGGAGTCGCTTGAATTGTCTCGCAATGACCGTATTATCGAACTACCTGACCTTACAGCACTAACGAATCTTAAACATTTGTATATTAACCAAATGGAACTACGTAGTATTCCTACACTTCCTTTCACGATCCAGACTCTTCTTACACCGATAACTAATGTGTCTCGGTATTTTACCAAATCATTCTATGCGAATAAGACGAGGTTGAGTTTCAATAGAGGGTATTGCACTACACCTAAATCGGACGCAACGCGAATCATTCTCCATATCAACCGTGTAAACCAGTTCGATAAAATTCGAGAGGAGCTTATTGCGAAAGGAGGGAGAATAATAATGAACCCTGCTAGAATCGAACGCCTTTTAGATCAATCCGAAATTGATTTAGATTCGGATTGGTCAGATATATTTGAATTTCAGAAAAGACGTGAATATTCATATTATTAATAATCATTTCCTACATATTATATTCCTTATTCGTATCTATATTTCACTTGTATTCTACCTACGAAACTCCCTATGGTAGTTTCTCCGGAGAATTATCCAATTCATACGTTCGTTCCTCTCTCCGGAATTGTCACAATTCATAATTTGTTTGCAATTCGTAACAGTTTTTTTTGCTTCCATTCCCTATCTTCCTCTCAATCGGATTCCAAAAAAAGGATGGAATAATGCGCTTCATTTGGAACAATTCCGGAGAGAGGAACGTAGGAATTGGACGATGAATGCGAAGTTCCGGAGAAAAGGAGGTTTGTAGGAATAATGGAATCTTTCGCTGTCTATTTTTTATATTTTATGTAAATTTTGTGAATAACGAACAATAATATCAATAGGAAGGAATATTTTACGAATTCATTTACAATAAAAAACACGCTACTACTTGAAGGTGATTGAACCGTCTTAAGCATAGCATTATAAAGTAAAAACAACAATGCACTTGAATAAACAATGTACGTAGGATAACCGTTTCGCAATAGCAATATAATATTAGATATAACTGTAAGAATACCAATAAATACACTAAATATCAAATAAATAGTTTTATTACCAAAAAATTCTAAAATATCACCTGCGTTTAAATCTTCACCCGCTGTATAGTTTGGATTTTTATACAGGTTATAAATGTATGAAATTATACATTCACCTTTTAATAATGTCCACGATAATACTAATAATACGAAATATAGTATAAAAATGTCGTCGACCCAAGATTTATTGAAGATAAGTCCATATGATGATACAAAAAGTAAAAATATAATATGAAATGCGCCCCAAAATAGACCAGTGTAATTATTTTTCATATATATATATAATCAGTTACAAAATGTATAGTTGTGGTAATATTATTACAATTATATTCTACCCACGCGATAATTCATAATGAGTAATTCATTACGGTCTTCTGCGCGTTTGGTTTTACGAGACCATCGCGCATAAACTTTCGTGGTCTTTATATTGAATTCCTTAAACATATTTCGCATAGTAGGACTATCATTGATGGTCATCAGAAATTTACCGCGGATACTTCTCAGAACATCTAAAAGACGCGAATAATCGAATTCCTTGTGTTCGCCATATCCATAGATGGCGCGTGTCTTCTCATATGGTGGATCAAAAAAGAAAAACGTAGTTGGAGAATCGTATGTTTCCACCACTTTGGCATAATCTTGATTCAATATTTTTGCGGTTTTTAGACGCGACTGGTAAAATGTCAGATTTTTCAGTATTTTCGTAGGGTCCGCCTTTCGGTGAATCCCATAAGAAAGACGAACAGGTGACCCGGAGAATCCATTGCATGCTTCTATTTTTGCGTGGATCAGACGTTCTGCCGGTGTTCTCGGCGTTTTTCGATAAAAACGTTTTATATTTGGAATCGTGTTCAATCCTCTCGGATATTTTTCGGGGTTGGTAGGCGCAGAGAGGAGAAGACGATGTTGGTCATAGGTATGTTTATCTAAATCGTTTAATATATTTTCTTCTGCTACGGGCGTTTTATTATAAAATATTGCACCAGAACCGAAGAATGGTTCAACATATCGGTTATGGGGTGGAATGAATCGCATAATCTCCTCTCGCATAGGGAATTTATTGCCTTGTCTACAAAATGGCGGAGGAATGTTTGCGGGTTCGTAACGCCTATTTTTACGAGTTTTCTGCATAGTATATTATGTCTTATTTTTATATATCGGGATTATGCCTACAAAACACCCTACGGTTGTTATCTTGGGGGTGTTGCGTGTTAACTTTTTACTACATACGTCTTGGTAAACGCCAATGTGTTCATTACATCTATCATAACGTCTTCCGATTGAAAGTCGATGGTAGTTATACTTGTCCGACACATAGCACATCTAAACGGTTGTCTTCTATCCAACTTGCGTATCATACTCTCTATACACATTCCGCAATAGGTATGTCTGCAATTCATACGAACCGCACAACCATCGAGGACTCCACACATACATATAGGACAGTCGTCTTTTACCTTGAGTGTATCGTCTATTTTTCCTGTAACTCCATATGCGTTTCGGGTGATAAGTTTTTTCTTTGGAGGTAAAAGAAAACGCCAATATGATTCTTCTAATATCTTTTTTTTCTCTTCTGGAGTACGTTGGTCGACTGGTTTTTCTTTAATGCGTGCGATTTCACGCAATTTCTTTTTGGATTTTCGAATTATATTTATATTCGGTAACGAGTCATTTACTTCTTCTAAATTATCGAAGATGTTATTTGACGACATATTGGTTGGATTTTAATAAAATAGAATGCTTATTGTATTTGATTAAAAAGGCAGTTTTGTTTTACGTTCAATTTTACATATGCCCACCTAGACGAGAAACCATTCTATGTGTGAAATGGTAAACAAGACCGAAAACAACTGCGTGGACCGCAGCGACAGTTAACTTAGACCCACCGGGTGGGAGACTGAGCAAAACACCAGGAACGAGAACGAAAAACAGCAGAGCAACGTAAACGGAAAGCAACATTTTATATAATATAAAGGCGATAAAGTTTATAGACTACTTAGTATATTTCTAAATATGTTTCGTTTTAACATTGTTTCGCCAGGTTTCGTATAATCAACGGTCGAATGTAACATTGCATTGATATCCTCTCTAGATAGAACAGACACAACGCTAGAGGATGAACTATAAACTTGTACGAATGCACCGGTTTTATCTTTGTACTGTTCGGTATGTTCTTGGTGCGAATTTTCATTGAATAGTCGCGACAACATCTCAATAAATATGATTCTATATGGATTTTGAATAGACGCATACATATTGTGCGTCAATATATGGATATGAACCCCGTTTGATAGGAGAGTTCGAAACAAATCGCGCAACATATTGATCCTAGTTGGATTTACTATATACGCAAACATATCGTCGAGGAATTCTTTGGATGGTATCACGAGAGGAGGAGTCCGGTTTTTTATCGTTCTTTTCCTTCTACCGCTTCTCTTACGAGACATTGGGACAATTCCTCTTCCTTGTGAACTTTCGTTAATGGATTTTATGGAAAACCCTTCTGTGCAACTAATTGTGCCGTCCCAATCGAATAATGCATATTTCGGGTAATCGGTTGATGATGCCGACCATTTTTTTAACGCATTAGCAATACGCTTTGTTATGCCGCAACTTATAGTATTTGAATCACCCGTTTTCAACAATGTCTGTGCGTACAAGTTTCCATTTTTCGCTAAATCTTTCGTGTATCTATCTTCTCGAATATCCTTATTCGAAACATGTATATAATCCATGAAGTCGGAATAACTACTCATGTCCTCTATTGAACCAGTACCCCAGTTTTCATACATATTGTCTATGAATACGATATTTTTACGAATGGTCGACATAGATAGCAATATATTATATGATTAGGACTATAATGTACCGATAAATGCAGTCAACTCATTATGAATCCATTCCTTCTCTTCGGACGGCAAAAAATCCGACGACTGTAACTTTACTAGACTCGGTTCTGTCCCAATTACTGTGAGAGGATGTAACGTTGGAGTTGTGGTCGGTTTCATATCTTCTACGATTTGTTTGTATTTAGATTCTTGGAATTCGAGAACGTTTTTCATTTTAGGAGAAGTGTAATGTATTTTGCAGTATTCCCATAAATGGTGTACTAAAAAAATGATTAAAATAGAAAATATAGCATTTATTATTAAGGAATACCACATATTGGTTGGTATTTATAGTGTTTTACTAGATTTCGAAAACACTATATTCACGAGTCTGTTTTAGTTCGTATCTGACTGTTTTTTTTTATTTCTTCATCGGTTTAAAGAATCCGGTTATTTCGCGTGCATTGTTTTTCTGATTATCCAATTGCACTAACCATTTATCAAACAATAGAGGTTTTACCTTTTTCGAACAGAACTCATCGTGTTTCTTTGCGAATATTTCTTGGTCGGGGAATTTCTTCCTTAATTCTGCTACTTCGCTCTTATGTTTCCTTATCGCCAACTGCTTCTTCTGGTTATCCCATATTTGTTCTAAACCGAGTCCATACAATTGCTGCAGAGGTTTCATCAACTGTTTTGTAATGTAATGTGCATAATCGATTTTCAGATTCTCCGATACAATATATTCCGGCAATTCGATTTTGTCTCCCTGTAATTTTGCTGCAGGGTTATTGAAGAAGACGAACTTGATTCGGTCGCCAGGTTTCGGTTTATTACCCGGATCTCGTTTACCAATTCGGTCTGCCAATACTCGGTGTGCGATTGTCTGTGGATTCTTATAATAACTGCTGAGTGCACGTGTGATGGTCAATTTATCCATTGGAACTCTACCTGCGACCAATTCCTCTAAACACCGGTTTAAGAACTCGACGGATTTCATGATATCGTTTTCCTTCATCAATATATTCAGAATCCCGCCATAAACGTCTTTCAAGTAATCGCACGAATCGCGGCGTTTGATGGAAAGACCCATGTATTTCAATTTGCCTTTCTTCGGGTCGGTCTCATATAGCATTCCTACATACCGCTTCTTTTTTAATAGAATAAACGGCATAAGTGTCTTCTCATAACTCAGTTCCATCGGCGGTTTCAAGAATCGCGTACATAATGCGGCAGCGTCTTGTGCAATTTCAATCGTTATTTCCAATGCTTTTGCTCCACGGACTTTCTCGCCCGTCTTCGGGTCTTCTAAGTTAAAGGTAAAGAATACAGAATCCGTGTTATGTACTATGAGATTACCGATTCCTGCTGCGAAATGGTGGTTATCAGTTGTCAAGTCGTAGACGTATCCTTCGTAGGGAATTTCGGTTATAGAATCAATTTCAACGGGATTGTCATCTTCTTGCAAATATTTTTGAATCTTTAGGGAAAATACCGACCCTTCAGAGACACTTAATATGATCTGCATTCCACATTGTTGAGCAGCAACTGCTAAATTTGATAGATAAATCCAGTCATTTGATAAGTACTCACAATAGGAAGAATTGATGCTGAACGTATGACTATGCGAATCAACCGGGCAATGCAATAATTCATCACCGATCTTGACGTCTTTAGGGGAAACTTCAGTCCCATCCATTCTCAAAAGTGAATGGTCATCGGTCACATCCACTAATCCGGTATGTGTCAATATACGAACCATTTTTTTGTGAGGCGCCAAGACATGTCTTATCACACGATGAAGACGGGTCCAACCCTTATCCGTCCAAGTTTCTATTCCTGGACGCATTTCACAGAATTCTTTGGTTTGTTTACCGGGTTCCTCACATATTGCCCATCCTCTCTCTGTTCCATATTTCTCTGCTAAACTTTCGATGGTGCAGATATCCAGGATTCCATCCGCGGTCCGAACATACACCGGAGTATAATTTGCAACACTATCTCCATAAACATACTCCGCCTTTGTCAACACCGGACCGTGGCATTCCGTATCATATTCGCGATTTCCATATACTTCTTCGATGATTCGTCGAGCATAGGTAATCATCATACGTCCAGTCGCAGTCGTTGACGCAGCAACATCCTTCTCATAGAAAGACGAAGTTTTAGCGCCACATTGACCGTAGAGAGAATTCGCCGTCACCTTATAACCGAGTTGACGTTTATCGAGTACATTTTGCATAAAGGGGTCTGGTTCCGTCTTCGCTTTTTTCCGAGTATCCGACCTCGCTTTCAACAACTCCTCTAGAATACTCGGCATAATACCTTTGCGATTCTCCGGGAACTGTGCCCATCTACACACTTTTTTACCGCATTTCGTTTTCACCGCGGCGGAGGTGGGCGTTTTTCGGACATATCGGAAGGTATCAAATTCGATGTCGATGTATTCATACCCGGGTAATTCATCATAACGGTATTTACCAGTATTGCGGTCGATTTCGCCGGTCTGTTTGAGAAGTCTACCTTCTAAATCATATTCTTTTGTCCAGACTTTGCTGTCGTGGGAGAAGTTCTGACTTATCATCGACGACGGATAAAGAGACGCATAATCTACGCACGCAACCGGATTGTCCATGTACATAGAACATTTCGGAGGCAAAACAATTGCGCCTTCATATCCTTCATTGCCGCCCGACTTCTCCAAATCCGGCATCAGCGTATTTTTGTCGCGGCATTTCTTTGCAACATAGCTCGTCAATTTAATGCCTTGACCGCGGAATACTAAGAAACTGATTGGGACACTGCAAATCGACGACATTTCGACATATCCGGTCAACACGTCGACTTTGGACATAAGATGATGAACCAAGTTGCAATCCTGAATACAGTATTTAGCAACTCTTGCCCGGTCGGAAGCGTCGCCTTTGGTCAAACGGAAAATATCTTGCGGTGTCACATCGTCTTTCGCCATACCCCACTTGATATTTTTATGTGCGGTGAGACCCCCGTGGTCGCCGCGTATGACAATGATATTGGTTTTCGGTCCATCGACAACCGAAGGATCCGCTGGTCGGTTACGCAGAATATCTTCCACTATGAATTTCCGCCCGCCGTCATAGTAATCACTGGTGAAACTCGTTATTTCGACGTGTATGAAATCGCCGACGTGTAATCCCATCAGGTTTTTGCTGTATAGATGGGTCGCCACATTACCGTCAGTATCGTGTACGACCTCAACGCGTTTGATATCATCGCTGATGAAATACGACGCCATATCGTCTAATTTATAGGACCCGAAATTGTATTCACGACGCAAATACATATACATATCGACCTGGAATCTACCAGTCATTTTTATGTATTTTAGGTCGTAATCGCCACTCGCTAATGCGACGGTTGTATGCTCGATATCTATAAGCGGTTTCTCCGGTTGAAGTCGATTGTATTTTTCGTTGGCGCATACTTCGCTTAATCTGCGTGAGAGGAGCAAGAATGTCTTGGTGCATTCATTTTCAATTGCTCGGCGAAACATGAACTCATAATCAAACCCGAATATGTTATAACCGATAATGATATCGGGGTTCTCGGTGGAGACGAAATCCGCCCATCTTATCAGTAATTCGCGTTCGGTCGCAGTGGTTTCAATCGTGGCGCCTTCTACTGGGTCACACGAACCGACGACGAAGCAATGATTCAGATATGGTTCCGGTTCTCCATAACGCATAAAGGTCGACCCGATGAACGTGACTTCGTCGCCCTTTAATGGTGGGAATAACTGCGTCAATGCTTCATCTACACGAATGATTTTTGCGTCTCGGTTGTATTTATCGGAGAGGAGCAGGTCGACAATGGTCAAGTTTTTCGCCACTTTAATAGCAGATTCATATACCGGATAATTGTCGCGTTCTTCGTCTGAATCGTGGTATTCTTCGACTTCTTCTTGCGCCTCCGATTCATTGTCTGAATCCTCTTCTCCTCGGGCAGCATATTTATCCGTTTCGCGCATTTTATCGAACATCGCACCAATGGTTAACAATGCAGTTTTATCTTCCTCGTCGTCTGTCTTTACTTTATTCATATTTTGGAGAGGAGTGTTCAATAATGCTTCAATCATATTTGCGATACGTGCTCTGGTCACCTCTCGTTTTGGATAAACGATGTCGACATCGTCGAATTTGCCGTAACCAAATCCGGTCATTACCACATTTCGGATGAGGTCGGCGGTTTCTTCCGGTGAATCAATATCCGCCCGCAAATACGCATCGACTAAATGCTGTGCCAATTTTTTATACGTTTTTTGGGGAAGCGGGAAATCGCCGTGGGACGAACTCGCCTCAATATCAAAACTCATTATTTTATAGGGAACACGCGTCTCCTTTTCGGGTAGAGGCGTAATATAACTCGATGGACAAATACATTCGAATGTGCAAGTGGTTGTTTGCGTCGAAGGTTTGTATGCCTTGTTATACTGCACACTAACCCAACCCGAAGGACTGATATTTTTAATATGGAAGTAGCGGAGAAGCGGGGGAATATTCGATTCGTAAATACTTACCTCTGTGTTATTAAATGAAATCGTGGTTAATTGTCTGTTTCCTGCGGCATTCTTGGAATACCACATATTTTTCATACGGTTAAATGCCGCTTGATTGTGAAATGTGATTCGGATAAACCGGTCTTTCTTTCCGGCAGAGAATCCATAGAGTTTGTGGTAATCGACCAAATGCGCCGAATCCACTTGCGACTCTAACCATTTGACGCCGGATTTCGCGTATAATTGACGCATAAATGCATTGACAATGGATTGGTCCCATTTATCGCCTACGTGTAAGAAGAAGAACGGTTTATAATCATGCACAATCATACTGCAGGTTTGTCCTTGCTCATTGACGCCAAACATTTGAACCATAAATTGGCGTTTGGTAGAGGAAGACGAACCGTCGCTATCGGAAGCGGAATCCGACCCGCTTGTGGTTCCGGATTTAATTGCACTTAGACTTTCGTCGAACGTTTTAAAATCAATGAGACGGAATGTTTTGTTTACACTCATTTTAGTCGGTTTCTTTGATTGCATACAACTCGGTTATTAATAGTTTTTGAAATCGTATATTTATCTCGTTTTCAAAAACAGGTTTTTAAGATTCAATTTTGTAAATTTACCTACCGAACAAGAAGTCGAATACACCACGCGTCTTCTTTTGTGTTTTTCGTCTTCTCGTATTACCGCAAACATGTCTAGAATTCGTACAATTATGATGTATACTGCGTCTATGATTATGCCGTCTGTATCGGTTCCTTGTAAAGTATCGTCGTCCGCCTTGTAAGTCTTGCATCAACCCGGGCATCTTAAATCCCGGCATAAGTTGATTATCCATTTCTATATTACTATCGCCACCGTGTAAATACCATTCTGCCATTTGTTTTGCCTGTCGAACACCACTATAGTAATCAACCTTCCCGTTTTTTATACGAAAAAGCGTCGGATACCCTTCAACTTTAATTTTTACCTTATGTTCTTCTTCTATTTTTTTTAGTTCGGTATCGACATCATTTGACTCTATTCTCACATACACAATATTTTTGCTGCCTTTTTTATGATTGATGTGACGCTTCATTTTATTCCACTCGGGTTTTAACGTTTTGCAGTGACCGCACCAATTTGCATATACATTTCCTACAACAATGTCTTTTTTGGGATTCTTATGTTTTTTTCGACCCCCTAATTCTTCTGGGTCTTTATCGTGCTCACCGTTGTCCATGTATTGTATACTTTATACGTATATTGTATCCCTATGTGAAATTTTCGATTCATATAGTATATAATTCAATTGAAAAATGGCAAAGAAATCCAATATATACCAGATTATTTTTCTGATGTTTTTGCTTATTGCATTTGGACTAGGAGCATATGTATATTCGACAATGGATCTCAAGCAAATGATTGCGAGAATGGAGGGAATGGATACATTGAAAAATCAGCATCAGTCTCCACAACCCGTTACACCGGAAGGTTGCCCGGATTTACTAATTCAACGCGGACCATCTTACTATTTGTATAATACAAAAATGCCGGTTGTAAACGGTTCAAACCCGATTGTTTTTAATAGTTTAGAAGAATACAGTGGTTATTTCAATCTAAAGAACTCGACCGCAAAACAATGTCCTCCGCTATTTTTGCAACAAGAAAACGATACACAAGGTAGTGATGTCTACAGGATTCGACCGAGTCCATTTAATCCATTCGCCGGTATCCCCTCCAACTCACCTCTCGTACAAAAATACGATGGAAAATTAGTAGATGAGATGGATGCTTCCCGCGATAATGGTTATAACAAAAATATGTATCCCGGATTCGACCCGGAAAATTTACATATCGGGAGATTGACGGAGCTCGATAAAATCCATGAATCCACGGAAAATGCAAAAATGAGCGATAATGCAATGGATTCAAATTGGGGTGGTGTTCTATATACACAATCGCAGGTTGATTCGGGTAAATATGTGGAAAATGAGGTAAGTCGTACGAATTATTCTACTCCTAAAGGGGCACAAATGCTTCCTATCTATGGACCTTCGCAACCATATCCTTGAACGTATGAATGGGACAATCCCGAAGAGAGGATGTAACGAAGTAGAGAACGTAGGAATTGGATGATTCTCTAAGGCACGAGTAAGAGAAACAACCGTAGAATTTGTTTCGTAGGTAGAATGCATCAATTACACAAGAATGCTTTGATATTCTGTATGACCGCACTACTCAATTTGCGTCGTTTCCCGACTCCGGCGTCCAGATAAATCGCGTCCAATTTTTCGGGATTTGTCCGAATGTCCATTATCAACTGTGTAAAGGACCCTCCGAAATGTTTCAATACTTCGGTAGCAATATGACTACTGATTCCCGGTATTTGCGAGAGGAGGATTTCGCCTATATTTTCCGGTGTAATATTATCGCGTTTTGACTTTTTAACGAAATTGCTATAGGAAACGGGCGGCACAGATTCGCTCTTCTCTGACAAGGAATAAGACGGAATTGTTTGTCCCTTCTCAAATTCATTGCGGATTTTCGTTGCCATTCCCCAAATTAATTCGGCGGTTTCCAATACAGTTGCCGTTTTGAAAACGCTAAATCCCTTGAAATACGATAGACTTGTCATAGCAGATAATATAATCTTCTTGTCTGCGGGGTTTCGGAGCGTCGAGAAGACGCCTTCCAAAATGTACACAATATTATGCGGATGCATTCCACTGGTATGTATGAGACGATGCGATTGCTCTTCATATCTGCCGTCGCGTATGCTTGCTAAAAGGTCCGTAAACGATTTCCTCTCGTATAAAAGGATTTCATTCGTGTCGTTTATTTTGATTAATACGTCTCCGAGAAGAAGCGCGGAAGTTTCAATCGTTATCGGTGTTGTTGTATTTGCTGCCGCGATTTCCCTTACTTTCTCAATTAACGCGTGTTCTCGTATATCAATAACAATCTGCATTGTTTGCTGCAAAATAATATAATAACTATGATTCGGTCATTATATTGTTTATTTAAACACTTACAGAATATTCTACCTACGAACCAGATTTACGGTTGTTTCTCTGTGCCGTGGCGAATCATTCTCCCCAACTTACTTCTGGATTAACGCATGGGGATACGTGGGTCATTTCCAGTAGGTCGGACAGTGTTTTTGGTGAATACGAGGGTGGTATTCATCTTTGCACGAGTGCAGCATCTTCCGTTAATGGGGTCGGTTGAATGCAAGAAGATACTTGTCCAATGTTCGCGTCCGATTTGGTATGGGAATCCTGCTTTCTTTTCGCCACCTCCTTGGTTTCGAGTTGTACTCACATTGCTTAACATTCTTGTTTTATTTGAGTTTGACCAGGCACCTCCTTTTGGCATATTTACTAGGTATATATAACCACCAACATATTTTATTTTATTCACACTGAAAATTGAACCGGTCATTTCAGATAAAACAGATATGACAACTATCTAAAGGAATTATTGCAAAATAATAAAGTCGAGATAAACAACAACACAACTAAAATGACCGATTATATTGATGACGATATTCGCGTGGTTCGTTCAGAGAATGGTTCAGAAACGTACATATTTGACCCGTACAATCCTCTAAATAGGTCCATAACGAAAGAAGATGTCGAAGGTATTCTTAAATCATATGGCATTCATATTCCGATTCACAATTTGGACTTATACAAGCGCGCATTCATACACAAATCGTATATAAGACGACCTGCTTTGGAGAATGAACAGAACAGCGTCGTTATTGTAGAAAAACCCGCCGATTGTTTACCGCTTTCTACGAAATCAAATGAACGCATTGAATTTTTGGGAGATGGTGTATTAGAATGTTTCACTAAATTGTATCTTTACAAGCGTTTCCCAAAGGCGCAGGAAGGGTTTATGACAGAGAAGAAAATCGAGCTGGTGAAGAATGAAAGTATAGGCAGAATTGCGATGGAAATGGGTTTGAATCGATGGTATGTCCTCTCAAAACACGCCGAAGCAAAACAGACGAGAACCAATCTGAAAAAACTCGGGTGTCTCTTTGAGTCGTTTGTAGGGGCGATATTCCTGGATTTCAACCGCATACAAATACACGACGAAGATAAATGGTTCGACAGTGTATTCGTGAGCGGTCCTGGGTTCCAGATGGCAGAGATATTCATACAATCCGTGTTTGAACGCCACGTAGACTGGACTGCATTGGTAAATAATGACAACAATTACAAGAACATATTGCAGGTAATTATTCAGAAGGAGTATAAAGTGACGCCGCACTATTTGGAATTATCGCCTTACCAAGAAGCGACGGGTTACCATATGGGCGTCTATCTCTGTTTAGGACAACCGATTCATGAAGCTAGGGCGAAACTGAATGAATGTATTGTGTGCAAAGGTAGGTTTAAAACACACGCGGAGATACACGAATATATGTCGGTCAACCGGAAAATATTCTTGTTCTTGGCGGAGGGAAAACATAAAATCAAAAAGAAGGCGGAACAAATTGCGTGTGAGACGGCAATACAATTGCTGAAGACGTTCTAATAACAATGACACACCTTTGGTTGAAGACGTTCTAATAATGACACACCTTTGGTTGAAGACGTTTTGCCTTTTACATCTTTCCACATTTCATTCTACCTACGAAACAAATGCGCAGCGCCTACGGCGCTTTGTAGGCATAATATTTTTTCTATGTTTACTTTTTTTTATTTTTCTACTTTTCTTTGTTTTTCTATTTTTACGTTTAATCGCACTTCTTTTACCTCCAATTAACCCACTATATACAAACCCCATACCAATGGGATCATCAGGGTTATAATGTTTATGTTTATCAACTTTTTTTGGATATATTATGTCACATACATCATGTGTCATTTCGATTTTTTTAATTATTTCATCATTATCATTAT